CACGTGGACCACGGTTGCAACCGAGGCCAACCCAAATCAGACAGCCGGTACTTACACATGGTATGACCTAGAAGGTTCCCTAGCGACCTTCTATTTCAGAACCGTAGCAGTTACTGGCAACTTGAATCAATCGGCCATCTTCCTTGGCAATACGCCGACAGAGATTCCGATGGCTCGCCTGAACCGCGACGACTACGTCAACCTGCCTAATAAGCAATTTCAGGGACGCCCCTTGCAGTTCTGGCTTAATCGCCAGCTGAACAACCCCATCATGTACTTGTGGCCTGTACCGTCTGCCCAGTTTATTACTGCGCAAGCGATCGTCTGGGTCAAGCGATACATCATGGACGTGGGCACGATGACCCAGGAGATTGAAGTGCCGCAGCGTTGGTATGACGCCATCGTCTACGTGCTTGCAGCTAAACTTGCTGAGGAAACCCCGACTGTAGATCCACAGATGATTGCCATCTTGGACCAGAAAGCCAACCGGGCTCTGCTTGAAGCAGAGAACGAAGAGCGTGACGACAGCCCAATCTACCTCACGCCAAATATTGCGGTGTACACAAGATGAGCATCTATCTAGACACTCGCGGCAAGTCAGTTCTCGGAATCGGGATCTGTGACCGCTGCAGTCGAAAGATGAGCATCACTGAGTTATTCTCAGATCCCAACTCACCTGGTTTGAGAGTGTGCCGAGAAGATCTAGATCAGCTAGATCCCTATCGCTTGCCAGCTCGCCAGCCTGACAATATTGTTTTGCCCTTTGTGCGCCCTGACGCGCCGATCGGCACAAACCCATCAGGAATCGTGTCTGAAGACGACAACGACTTCTTGATCAATAACAATGACGGATACATGATACCATGACAGTCCCATCAAATCTAGTACCGACAAGAATCACTGACTTACCAGTAGCCCCGAATCCTACTTCGTCGGCTACGATGGTTTGCGTGATCGGTGGCATCACGTATCAGGTACAATTCATTGATCTGCAGTCGACGGTTTCCGTTCCTGCATCACGCTTAATCAGCACTGGCGGTGGTCTTCAGGGCGGTGGCAATCTTAGCCAAGACCGTACCTTGAGCATTGCCGATGCTGGCGTCACGACCAACAAGATTGCTCCTACAGGAGTGGTTGCCGGCACCTACGGGTCTGCTTCTGCAATTCCGATCGTGACTGTCAATGCCCAAGGTCAAGTGACCAATGTGGGCACGGCAGCCATTAGCCTGAGTGGTTTTGTACCAGATACTCGCCAGATTATTGCTGGTAACGGTTTGACCGGCGGCGGCAATCTACAAGCAGACCGTACTTTGACTGTTGACTTTGGCGTCTCTAATCCGCAAGCCCTTGGATCAGCAACTCCTGGTGTTGCGAACACAGTTTCGCGTTCAGACCACGTCCACCCTGCCGTAGATCTTGCTGATGCAACTGAGATCACCGGTTTGCTGCCATTGACAAACGGCGGTACTGGCCAGCAAGTATTGAGCCTGACTTCAGGGGCTGTTTGGTATAACGACGGGGTCAACGGCTTCTTGCAAACGACGCAAGGTGCTCTTGGTCAGGTTCTGGTATCTGGCGGTCCAGGAGCTCCTTCTTGGGGATCGGCTCTCATCGTCTCAAACCAGCCTGCAAACTACGTCTATGCAGGACCTACTGCCGGCGGTTCTGCGCCAACGACGTTCCGCCTATTAGTCAATGCGGATATTCCGACGACCTTGACTGGCAAGACCATGTCAGGTGCCTTGAATACGTTCACGGCTATCCCTAACGCATCTCTTGATTTCAGCTCAGTTACGTTTAACGGTGTCAACGTTGCTCTTGGAGGCACTGGTACGATTACTGCAGGAACGACTGCCGCCCTGACCGCAGGCACTGGTCTTCAATATAACAGCGGATCGACGTTCGATGGTCTGCTTGCCAAGACGATCAGCATTGACAGCTCTGTCACGACAAACAGTGGTGTCCAGACGCTAACTAATAAGACGATTGATGGCGGTACAAATACGCTGCAGAACATTCCTAATGCAGCCTTGACAAACTCGTCAACTACCTTTAACGGTGTAGCTGTAGCCCTTGGCGCTTCTGGTACCATCACCGCCAATACAACTAACGCCCTGACGATTGGAACCGGCCTACAAGGTACGAGCTTCAATGGTTCGACTCCAGTCACGATCGCAATCGATTCGACAGTAGCCACGCTGACTGGTGTTCAAACGCTGACAGGCAAGACTATTGACGGCGGCACAAATACGCTGCAGAACATTCCTAATGCGGCACTGACTAACTCATCGATTACGGTAGGCACGACAGCTATCTCGTTAGGCGGTTCTTCATTGACGCTTGGCGGTTTGACCTCTGTGGCGGTCACTCAAGATCCTGTGTCTGCCTTGCAACTAGCCACTAAGCAGTACGTCGACACCCTAGTTTCTTCTGGTATCACCTACCATACGCCAGTCAAGTATGAGGTGCCTAATACCACAGGAAACCTTAACGCCATCTACAACCAACCAGGTGGTCCTGGAGTAGGTGTTGGTGCTACGTTAACCAATAACGGCACCTTGGCAGCATTCGCTCCAGATGGCCCGACGGCTGCTCCTGGTGATCGCATCCTGATTTACAACCAGACTAACCAGTTTGAGAATGGTGTTTATACCGTCACGACCGTTGGTGATGGATCTACTCCATGGGTGCTGACACGAGCAACTGATGCTGATACCTACGCCTTGAAAGATCCTAACGGTCTTGGCAACGGCGACGCTTTCTTCATCACTAGCGGAAATACAGGGGCTGGTGAGACCTATGTCTGCAACACGGCAGGCGTGATCACGTTTGGCACGACAGCAATTACATTTGCTCAGGTTTCGGCCTCACAGGTGTATGCTGCGGGCACCGGATTGACCCTGACCAATACGACGTTCAGCATCACCAATACCGGGGTCTCTGCGGCCACCTACGGGTCAGCTTCATCTGTGCCGGTATTTGCAGTCAATGCACAAGGTCAACTGACTAGCGTTACGGATACGTCGATCTCTATTAGCGGCAGCCAAATTACATCTGGCACCGTAGGTTCTTCTTACATCTCGGGTTCTTATACCGGCATCACAGGGGTTGGTACCCTGACTGCCGGCACGTGGACAGCAAGCACAATTGCTGCAATCTACGGAGGCACAGGCATCTCTAGCTATGCAGCTGGCGACCTGTTATACGCCAACACGACCACAACACTAGACCGCCTGACCATTGGGGCAGCGAACCGAATCTTGACGTCTTCTGGATCTGCACCTGCTTGGACTGATCCTGCAAGCATCACGGTCGGCAACGCAACTAACGCCGTAAGTGCAACAAGTGCAACGAACCTTGCCGGAGGAGTGGCAGGGGCCTTGCCTTATCAGTCTAGTGTGGGAGCAACCTCATTCTCCGCCGCTGGTGTTGTAGGCGAATTTTTAATCTCAGGTGGTACTGGTTCACCTACCTGGACTGACACGATCTCTGGAGGTACATACTAATGACCACTATTCTCTTAAAGAATAAGAACACCTCGGCGGTTCCTTTAGCCGGTGATCTTACCAATGCTGCGGGAGGTGCCGAACTAGCTCTGAACGTAGCAGACAAACGCATGTATGCCAAGAATGGCGGCGGCACTGTCGTTGAGATGGGAACCAATCCCACTGAACTTCAGGTCGATAACCTCTATTTCAATGGCAACACAATCGTCTCTACGAATACGAACGGCAATATCAACCTGACGCCTAACGGTACGGGTTCTGTCGTTATTTCGAAGCTGCAGGTAACCGGTGGCATTCAGTTTGACGGCAACATCACGATTGGTGATTCGCCTGCTGATACGCTGACAGTCAATAGCACGATCACGTCAAACCTGATCTTCACTGACAATACGTATGACATTGGAGCCTCTGGAGCAACCCGTCCACGCAGCATCTTCTTAGCCGGCAATGCCACGGTTGGTGGACTAACGTCCGGTCGTGTGACGTTTGCAGGTACTGGCGGCTTGCTTTCTGATGCAGCTGGTTTGACTTGGGACGGCACAAACCTAACAGCCACCCAATTGCGTAGCAGCGGCTTGACTTCAGGTCGTGTGACGTTTGCTGGCGCTTCTGGCCTCTTGTCTGATTCTTCTAATCTGACTTGGAACGGCAGCACGCTGGCTATTACAGGAGCTTTGACTGCTACGGCGGACTCGACATTCAGTTCTACTGGGGCCTTGACGATCAGTAAGGGTAACACTGCGGCTCGTCCTGGAAGCCCTGTCAGTGGTATGCTTCGCTTTAACACTCAGACCACAGAGTTTGAGGGTTATAACGGCACGGCTTGGGCTTCTGTGGGTGGAGCTGCAATTAGCAATGACACTAGCACGGCTACTAACGTCTATCCTTTGTTTGCAAATGCTACGTCAGGAACTGCTGCGACGGTTTATACTAGCAATGCAAAGCTGCTTTATAAACCAAGCACGGGTGAATTGCAAGCTAGCGAGATGGTTGCGACAAATGGTATCTTTGTGAACGCGACAAGCATCGCAGCAAGTTACACGGTTGCCACTGGCTTTAACGCCCAATCGGTTGGCCCTGTGACGATCGCATCAGGACAATCTGTGACTGTGTCTAGCGGTCAACGCTGGCTCGTGTACTAAGGAGAAAAGAATATGGCATCTATCGTATCAGCAGGAACCACAAGCGCAACGGCACTCAATATGAGTGCGGATACCACAGGTATCCTGCAACTGGCTTCAAACAATGGTACAGTGGCGTTGACTGTCGATAACGCCCAACGAGTCGGTGTGGGCGTCAGCACAATCGGTTCCGGTTACCAATTTTCTGTAAACGGCACCGGCAATTTTTATAATGGCGTATCTGGTCTTGGTCGCGTGTTTTTTGGGGATCCAAGTGATTCAAGTGGATATCTTGGTATTTACAGAAGTACACTCGGCCCGTCAAATTCAACCACGGCGGGTAACGGACTAAATTTTGCATCAATTGATGGTTACACTTTTAGCACAGGTGTGGGCGCTCCATTTGGAAGCCAGACTGAACGGATGCGAATTGACTCTACTGGTAATTTATTACTGGGAACAACTAGTTCTACAGGTACGGGTTCGGGAACTCTTGTAGCAGGATTATTTGCAACTTTTCAAAATCCTTCATTTACAGGTCAAACAACAGCTACTAATCTTTTCACTTGTACTCAAACTGCTACTTATTTAGCAACTTGGAATATAGACCAAAATATGTATGTAACAGCAATTGTTTATGCTCGCCAAGCAACAAATACTTTACAAATAACATATTTACAAAGAGACCCAAATAATTTTGCAGGGTTTACATTTTCAAATTACACTTTGCAAACAACCAACGGCGCCGGTGGTGTTAGAACTGGCCCCGCAACTATTATTAGGATCGGATAAAAATGTCTACATCAATTGAATGGATTATTGAATATATGAATGTTTCATCTCAGCCTATTGCTGGAGAAACGGAAGTTGTTGTCACTGCTGGGTGGAAATGCATAGCAACGCAATTAGTACCAATACCAAATCCTTGGCAAGACGGACCTACTGAACATACTTACACATCATTAAATTATGGTGCTTGTTCTTTTACTGAGCCATCAAAAGGTGGTTCATTTACACCTTACGCACAACTAACTCAAGACCAAGTGCTTGGCTGGTGCTGGGCAAACGGTGTGGACAAGGAGGCAACTGAAGCCTCGGTGCAGGCAGCCATCAACAACCAAATCAACCCTCCAGTGGTACAACCTCCACTGCCTTGGTCAACAGGAGAACAATAATGCCATCAATAATTAACGCATCAAGCTCCGGTAGCGGAGGTCTAATCTCCACGGCGGACGCTTCTGGTGTCTTGCAGCTTCAGTCGAATGGCACGGTTGCTCTAACCGTTGACGCATCTCAAAATGTTGTCGTAGGATCTGGTTCGGCAACCGGAACGGGGCAGCTTCAGGTGATTCGCGCCGCAAATGACGGATCAACCAGATTTTTGGTTGCAAATACGAACGCCGGATCAAGCGCCGTGTCTTATATGCTGTTCGGCAATGATGCTTATAACGCTGGATATGCTGGTATTCGTGCGACTAGTTCAACCAACACCACTGCAGAATTTGGTGGAGCTGGTAACGGCTTGAACATCTTCAACAACGTCTCTAGCTTGACTTTGGGAACCGGTGGAACTACAAGGATGACCATAACGCAGTCTGGCGTTACAGGCATTCAATTTGCTCCAACTCAAGTAGCTAGTGCAGATGCAAACACACTTGACGATTATGAAGAGGGCACTTGGACGCCAAATGCGACTTCTTCTACAGGCTCTCTTACTTCTTTTACATCCGCTGGAAACTATACTAAAGTCGGAAGAACCGTTTACATTATTGGTCGAGTAGTAATTACAAGCGTTGGATCTGCTGGCGGGCAAATGAATATTTCTGGTTTGCCATTTGCAACATTAAACACAACTTCAAGACCATCTGTACCACTTGCAAGAGAAGATGCAGTTACTGGTGTGATTTATGGCGGATATGTAAATAGTGGGGATACGACATTGACGCTAACATCACTTACATTTGGCAGTTTAGTATGGTCAAACGGATATGTTTATACATTTTGCTTTACATATCAAGCGTCGTCTTAAAAACAGAATTAAAGGAACACAACCATGACAACTGTAATTAACGGAACAAGCACCTCGGCATCTGCGCCAGCTGTCGTGGGTGATGATGGCGATACTGGCGTTTATTTTCCGACGGCAAATACGCTAGCTCTTTCTGCAGGCGGTACTCAAGTCAGCACAATCAATGCCTATGGTATTGGCCTTGGATCAGGCACGACTCCATCGTCTGGTATGGGCATCACTTTCCCAGCATCTCAATCGGCATCCTCTAACGCCAACACGCTAGATGATTATGAGGAAGGTAGTTGGACTCCGACAGATGCTAGTGGCGCTGGTTTGACATTTTCTAGCGCTTATGGCTACTACATAAAAGTAGGAAAGATGGTTTATGTTCAAGCAAAAATTATTTATCCGTCAACCGGTAGTTCTGCAAACAATTTACTTGCTGGCTTGCCCTTTTCAATGAATAACTCAGATCCATATAACTTCCCAATCGGGGCTTGCGCTGCAAATGGAAATACGAGCGCAAACAGGGCTTATGGATATTCTTCAAACTTTGCATTTTTGAACACCGCAGATTCGCAATCAACAAATGCCTCATTGTCTGGTGCAAACATTAACTTCAACTTTACATATATCGCATCATCTTAACCCCAAGTTCGCTAGCCTGATCGGACGGTCAGGCCGGACACAACGCCAACTTTAAGGAGAAACTGAAATGGCACTAACTAAAGAGCAAGCAATCGACAAAGTCGAGGTAGTAGAAAACGGCACACTTCAAGTGCGTCAAGTAACGCGCATCATGGAAGATGGTAAAGAGTTAAGCTCTTCTTATCACCGTTGGTCGTATGCACCCGGCAGTGACATCAGCGAGCAACCTGCAAACGTGAAAGCAATTGCCGCTGCTGCCTGGACCCCTGAAGTGGTCGCAGCCTATCAAGCAAAACTTGCTGAGCAAGCGGCTAAGACGGCCGGAGGTCAGTAATGGAGAGCTTGCAGATCAGCATGAAGCTTATGAACCAGGTCCTCGGATATTTGGGCACCCGCCCTTATACCGAGGTGTTCCAATTGGTCGAGGCGATTCAGCATGAAGCCAAGAATCAGCCGCAAGCCGAACAAGAGCAACGTCCGGGGGAATAGGGGTATGAACGCAGCAGAAGTTGCGGCAGCCTTATCTACCCATGAGGCTGTTTGCGCAGAACGTTATAAGAATATTGAGGTCCAATTTAGATCTAGCAATGCCCGCCTTAAGCGGATGGAGACGATCATGATTGGGGCCGCTGCTGCTATCATTGGGGCCGCAGGAGCAGTTTGTATGCTGCTCATTCAATTGTTGACGAAGTGAGGAGTGTATGGAACAGGACTTAGCGAAACAAATTGCCGTCATACAGGCTGAAGCCGAGATGAAGCTTAAAGAGCTCGAGGCCCAGTCGCCCGCAAAGGAAATTGCTGGCAAGGCAATTGGTAAGCATGGCCTGTTCTATATCACTTTGATCGTCGCTATGGGTGTCGGCGCCTCGATTGTCTTAGAGAATGACAAGATTGCAGCTGTCATGGGCCTCCTTGGAGCAGCCCTGACCGCCTTGATCAGTATGCTCAATGGCATCGCAGGAGCCAATCCAAAGCAAGAGAAGCCGGAATTTGAGGTCATGAAGCAATTGATTGACCGCCTTGACAGAATGGCAGACCGTGATCCCATGTCTGTTCAAGTTGAGGGTGACAAGGTGATCGTCAGGAAAGGCGATCACGAGACAACTGTAGGGAGGCAATAATGTTTCCATTGACCGCATTATTTGATGTCGGCATGAAGGTGCTCGACAAGTTCATTCCTGATCCAGAAGCAAAGGCCAAGGCTCAGCAAGAACTACTGAAGATGCAACAAGAAGGCCGCTTGGCTGAGCTAAATGCAGACAACATTGAAGCCCAAGAACTGACGAAGCGTCAGGCAGCTGACATGGCCAGCGACTCTTGGCTGAGTAAGAATATTCGCCCGATGACCTTGATCTTCATCTTGTTTGCTTACTTCCTATTTGCCATGATGTCGGCTTTTGGCAATAACGCCAATGAGAAGTACGTTGAGCTGCTGGGCCAGTGGGGTATGCTGATCATGAGCTTTTACTTTGGTGGGCGTACACTTGAAAAGATCATGGATATGAAGTTCAAGGAGAAGCCTGATGCAGCTAAGTAAGAACTTCAGCCTGGAAGAGATGATCAAGTCAGAGACGGCTCTACGTCATGGCATGGACAACACTCCAGGCAAAGCAGAGATTGCCAATATGGTGGCCCTCTGCGAGAAGGTCTTACAGCCCATTCGCGATCATTTTGCTAAGGGGGTCAAGGTTAACTCTGGCTACCGTCACCCTGAAGTGAACGCCAAGGTCGGTGGCTCTAAGACCTCTGACCACTGCAAAGGCATGGCAGCCGACATCGAGATCCCTAGTGTGCCTAACCACGAGTTGGCAGAGTGGATCAGCAAGAATTTAGAATTTACTCAGGTGATCTTGGAGTTTTATACGCCAGGAATTCCTGACAGTGGCTGGGTGCATGTGTCTTATGACCCTGCTGATTTGAAAAAACAAGAATTGACAGCAGTCCGTAGAGATGGCAAGACGGTCTATCTACAAGGACTGGTTGCCTAAGGATAGACTATGCCACAAGCAATGACCTTTACGACGCTGAAAGATGACGTCAGAAGCTATCTAGAACGAGGTGGTTCTGCCTCCACCGACCCTATTGTCTTTGCGCAGATTCCTAACCTGATTACACTGGCTGAGCGTCGCATTAGCCGTGACCTCAAGATTCAGGGTTTCCAGGCGGTCGTTGTGACGAATATGCAGACT